GGCGGCGGTGGCGGCGGTGGAAAGCAGCAACAAAAAGCAAAAGAGATTGCTCAAAAAGCAAAAGATCTTATTCGTAGTGCAGAAGGTGGTCAGGTAAGCAATCCAGATCAATTGAAGAAACTGTTAGATAAGTTAAAAGATAAGGGGACCAAAAAACAAGTACAAAGCGTCAAGAATCTCAAGAAGAAGGTCTTGGCGGGACAAGCTGGTGCCGTAACGCCAACTACCGAGACAGGAAACAATACAAATACACCGTTTAGAGATGAAACGCCAAGGGACGATTTATTTGATACATTTGGATCCGGTTCAGAAAGTTTTGGCGGCAGTGACTTTGGCGCACCCGCTGGAGGAGCAGCTGAAGCAGGCGGTGGTGGTGGATTCGATTTTGAAGCCCAATCAGAAGAACTCCTTTCTGGCTTTGACCAAAAGTTCTTAGATGATCTGGGACTTGGTCAAGCCAATTTCTTAGAGGACAGAGATACTGCTGCTGCAACTTTTGATACGGACATCCAGCGTTTCCTGGATGAATTCCGTAGTGATCAAGATCGCCGTCAGCAAGATTATCTTTCTCTTCTTAGCGACCAAGCCGCAAAAGCTTCTGAATTTGACCCAGAAAAATTCCGTAGCACTTTGCTTGAGTTAGAATCATCTCGACGCCGTCAAAAGGATTGGAATGAACGCTCAGCAAAACAAGCTTATAAGTACTAAGGAAGAAAGCACCATTGACACTGGTGCTTTTGAAGATTGGTTTGTAGAGCAACCTGAAGATGTTCAGGAATCATTGCATGCCTTTGCATGTGAAAATTATTCCTTTATCGAGTGTTTTCTTTATGCCAGGTTCCTTGGTTATGTAGGAAATATCCTTGCGTGTGAAACCTGGATTAAAAAGCATTACCCAAAGCCTGATCACCGCAAAACTCTGCTGATCGAAATTGAAGAAATGCGGGAAGACATCCGCAAGCTTCGAGAAGACATTGAGAACTGCGTTGTCAAACGTGACGCCGGCGTAGCACGCATTGCATCAATGCAAAAAGAATTGCGTGGCACTATTCATCAGGTTGAGCAATACACTTCTTCTAAAGACCGCAAAGGACTTTTGATGGCTGGCGCTGATCGTGCCATACGAGAACTGATGTTTATCTTCAAAGATGATCCCATTGAAAACCCCCTGCACGAAGCAAGCATGAGCGTATGGGCACGCATGCAACTAGAAGAATAACCAAAGCTTAAAATAAAGAAAAAGATTAGTTATGACAAAAGGCAAAATGCCTCCTCAGCTTCTTGAATATCTCAAGAAGAAGGATGCAAAAAAAGAAGACGGCACAGAGATGGACGATAACGAGAAACGTCGTGCCGCTTTGGAAAAAGCACGTAAATACCAAAACAAAAAACGTAAGAAGAAAAAAGAATAAGTTAGTATTCAGTAACTAGCTAAACACCTCGTGCCTTCTTATCTACATCTCGCTTATCGCAGGAATGCACGAGCTGCTTCCAAGAATTACAAACTAAAACCAAACAAAAACCTTGAAGACCTGAAGAAAGCAAGGGAAGATTTTGGTTACTTTTGTGAATACGTTGCAGATAAACCACCTGCTCAGCACCACAAAGACTGGCACCGTCACTTTGTAACAGAAGAGGACAGTACTTGCCTTCTGCGCATTGCTGGTCCAAACGTAGACCTACTTGCACCTCGTGGTTCAGCCAAGAGCACAGTCCTTGGTCTGCTTACTGCATGGGCCATTGGCATCCACACTCAGGCAAAGAAACCTCTACAGATTCTTTACCTCTCTTATACGGTTGATATTGCACGTTCTAAGTCTGCAACAATTAAACGGATCATTGAAAGCAAACGTTATCAAGAAGTTTTCCCTGAAGTAAGGCTTCTGAAAAACGTAACCAGTAATGAGTACTGGTCAATTGACCATAAGTTTGCCGGCATTGACGTTACTGGTGATGAACAATTTACACTCTGTGCCGCAGGTCTTAAGGGTTCGGTGACCTCGAAGCGTTCTCACCTGGTCATGATTGATGACGCCATTAAATCTGCCGCAGACATTTCAAACCCTGACATCAGGAAGATGATGCAGGACAACTGGAATGCTGTTATTGCTCCCACCATGTTCGAGGGTGGGCGTGCGATCTGTCTCGGAACTCGCTTCCGACATGATGACATTCATGCAACAACATTCAACGAACAGAACAACTGGACACAAATTGTTCTATCTGCAATTCAAAATGATCCCAAGACCGGAGATGAAATTTCCTATTGGCCTGATATGTGGTCACTGGATTATCTGAAGGAAAAGAAAAGGCAGGCACCTATTGCTTTTTCTTTCCAGTACATGAATCAAATCATCAGGCAGAACGAGCTTTCTCTCGCGCCTGAGTTGATTGTTAAAGCCGAGATCGCAACTGAGTTTGACACGCTGGGAGTCGGCGTCGATCTATCTGCTGGTACTAAAGAGAAAAATGATTACACAGTTATGGTTCTCGGCGGACGCATTGGCGACCGCATTCATATCATTGATTACCGCAGGTTGCGGGTAATGGGCAACCTTGAAAAACTAGATGCTCTTAAAGAACTTTTAAATGATTGGTCGATCCTTGGCAAAGATGCAAACGATAATTACTTCCCAACTTACTCAACGTGCGATATTTGGTCAGAAGCAGTTCAGTACCAGGCATCCCTGGAAGCCGACTTCAAACGAGTTTGTTTAAACCAGGAAAGCCTTTATAACTTGATTTGGCATCCTGTTAAAGGTTTCAGAGCAGATAAGCTTGCCCGCTTCCGTGGAATCATGGGTATGTTTGAAGATCGCAAGATTATTTTCAATCGTTATCGAAATTTTACTAATATGTTTGAAGAACTTACCAACTTTGGCGTCAGTAGTCACGATGATTGTGTCGACGCTCTGGTCTGGCTTGTTACAGGGTTGGCAAGAAAAGGTCAGTTGCAAGTTGATTACTAAACCTAAAATTGTAAGAAGGAATTTCTTTTTTGGTCTAGTGGGTCCGGAGTATCTTGCAATCGGTTTGACAGCTGTTATATCCGCCATCACAGGAGGCAGCTGGGCCGCAAACCGTCTTCTTGATCGCCAGAGAGAAAGAATTCAACAAGCCTTTGATTACACCGGCTCACAAAAAAGGAGGATTGATCTCTTGGAAGATCAGATCAACAGGATGCCAATGGAATACGTTCTTAAGGTTGATTTCTTAAGAGAAATCCAAGAAATGCATAATAATTTTCGCGAAATTAATAATAAGCTTGATAAGCTAATGGAAAAGATTTTATCGAAATGAGCTACGTCCTCGAGGTCCAGGAAGACGAAAACGGAGATCAGTTCATCGTTCTTCCCGAAGAAGTAATGGAAGATCTCTGCTGGCAAGAAGGAGATTTGCTTAATTGGGATGTAAGAGGTGAAGGTATTGTGATATCCAAGGTAAATGATCCTGCGGGTTACGTAGTTTTAGAAGAGTAGAATATCGAAAGATAGTTGATTGACAATTATGTATTACGCAGGTGAATCTAACGTTCCAGGTGCCCCGGGTAACTTGATGGCCGGAAGTCCAGGTTATTTTATGCCTGAAGCAGAGATTCAGAAGCGTATGCAAGAACGCTACTATCAAACGCCAGCAGGTCAGGGCTTGATTGATCGTACAAACAAACTTAAACAAAAAATTGAAGCCGGTCAGTTTTTCCCAATGGCCCAAACATACCCAGGGGGCCAACAGCTTGGTAATGCCGGTGCAATGCAAATGAATCCTGCATTTTTACAACAAATGCAGGAAGAAATGATGAAAAGTCGGAACTTGTTTTAATTATTTAAAATTAGTTTCACACTCTTAGAATATAGAAAAACATTAAGACCATGGGTTCTCCTAACATGCAACAAGGCGGCATGGGTATGCAGCCTCCAATGGGTATGGGTATGGGTATGGGTATGCCTTCCAACGCTGTTGGTAATGTGGGCGGCATGATGATGCAACAGGGTTATGGGTATCAGAACAACCCTGCCATGATGCGCAGCGCTGCGATGAGCATGAACTATCAGGCCATGCAAGGCATGCCTAGCCAAATGCGGTTTATCCCTGGCCCCTACGGAACTCAGATGGGATTGACCCAAGGTATGTATGGTGACATGATGGGCCTGCCGATGATGCAGCCACAAAAAGGAAAGCGTCGTGCTTGATGAAAAAGAAAAAGCTGGTAAAAAAAGCGCTTGATCATCCGGAATTATTTACACCGGCAGAACTTGCCTATTTTGACCGCTGGCTCTCGCATCGAAAACAGCACAAGAAAGCTGCTAAGATTGAGTTAAGTAAAAAGGAAGATAGTTAATGTCTGTCGACGCAAAAGCCAGGCTTAGGGAAATCGTTGAGTCCTACCTGGAAAAAGATTCCGGTACCGTTGTAGACACTGGTGTCGTTGCGTCTCACCTGGCACAGATGAAACTGTTCGGCATCCGTCAGGGTGTCGAATTTTTTCCTAGCCAAGATAACTTCGGAGCACAGCGCAAAGACTTTATTGATCGCGTGATCAAATACAACCAGATGGATATCCGCTTGGATTCCATTTGGGATTATTTTTTGTGTGATGGAAAAGGCATCTTTTACATCAGACCTACAAAACAAAATTACAGGGTTTACTACTTCCGCGAACACGAGTATCGCAGCTACTACAACGTAGATGGTGAACTCGAAGAAGTTGTGATCATCTATAGCTATAAAGTTCGTCGGGCAGGTAGTTCGTACGACGGTATTAACGTCACCAATGTCAGCGGCACTTCAATCACTGGAGAGCCGGGTTCTAAGCGTTACATCCGTCTTTCAATCAAAGCAAAAGAAATTGAAGAAACCCACTCCGATGCGGAGATGAGTTTTGACATGCCCTCTGGCATGGCACCCGGGAAAACAAAGAATTTTAAAAATTCTCTTGGTTTCATTCCCTGCGTAGAGATCTTTAACAATCCAAAAGGATTCGCAAAAGAAGGTGTCGGTGAATTCGATGCCATGGCAAATCACATTGTCACGCATGATGAATTGGTGCGGACAATGCGGAAGAACGTTCAGTTCTTTGGTAATCCAACTCTACTCTCGTCTCGTCCAAAGACTGACTTGATGGAGGCGGGAAGTGAGTCCGTAGTACAGCGGCCCTCGATTGCTGCAAACTCTGGATTCGCTGGTACAAATCCATTAAGCAGGTCTGCTTTTAAAGCAGATCCGGTATCGCGTGGGGTCGACGGTCAGATCCGAGTTCCACGCGTTATTGCAAACCTGGAGCCAAACGACCGAGTTGGTTACATTGTTCCAGATGCGATCACAGGTGATCAAAATAATTTTGCCCGTCAATATCGCGAAGAAATTCGAACTGCACTTGGCGGTGTTGATGAACTTTCCATTTCGGCAGGCGTTACCGCAACCGAGTACAAATCACTGTTTGGACGGGTTTCCGCAACTTCGAAGAAAAAGGCAAACGCAGTTTATACCTATGGTATTTGCCGTTGCCTCGAGTTGATTATTTACCAAGAGGAACAACTGTTCCGTATGTCGCTTGCTGCAGCAGCTGGAATCGAAAGACCAGTTGAGCCCCCTGCTAATGCAACGCCAGAAGAGATGGAGGCTTTTAAAGAAGCCATGACTCAATTTGAGCAGCAAGTAGAAGAGGCAATCAACGTTTCTATTCAGCAGCAGGCAGTGCCACCAGGTGTGACAGGCCTCATCCCAGATGGTGATTTAACTATGCTGTGGAGGTGGACAGGACCTGTTTACGAAGATTCGACGCAAGACGTACTTAACAATTCAATTGTGGTACGAAACCTGCAAGAATTAGGTGTTGATAGCATTGAAGCACTGAAATACCTCTTTCCGTCTAAAACGGATGAGGAACGGGCCGAGATGTTATCTGGGTTCCCGTTCAGGATGGTGAGTGAACTACAGGGCGCCTTTGCTCAATTCTCTCGCCTGGTGGGTGGCCTGATGCAGACCCCTCACCCGCAGTCACCGAACCTTCCGATGGCTGCCGATCCCAGGTTGGATTTAACTCCATATCTGTATCGAACATTAGAGGCTTTACAAAAGGAGATGAGTTATGCAGGACGCTACCGTCCAATCGATCCCACAGACGAGCCAGACTCCGGCAGTAGCGCCGAGCAGTTACGTGACTCCGTCTTACCAGCCGAGCCAAACGCAGGTCTCGTACCAAGCGGCTCCGGCGAACTACCAGGTGGCAGCACCTCAGGCGGCCCCGGTTTACCAACCCTCAGCCCCTACTCAGTACGCCCCCCAATTCCAGTCGGAAGCTCCGAGCAGCAACCCATGGGAATCGGCGTTCAACAAGGTAGTGAACCTGCTGAGCGCACCAGTTCAATCCCCATTCCAGGGTCAACCATCAGCTCCGACGACGAGCTACGCCCCGGCCAACTACGGTTCGGTGGGCAGCCAAGCTACGCAACAATCGGTTCCGCAGACCTGGTCAACCAACCAGGCTTACTCGCCCAGCTCTTCCCAAATCTCTTCGGAGAGTCTGAGCCTGGACAGCCAACAGGTACTCGAAGCGTTCGGAAGCGAAGCTCCCGCAATTCTAAATAATTACGCCCTCCAACTTGAAGGGCTGCTGGACAGCGCTGTTGCCTGGGGCCAGGAAATGACTGGTCTTCTGCAGCAGTATGCAGAATTCGCTACTCAGTCCCATAACGAGAACCTCGCTTACAACGAGATCCTGACCAACCCCGATGTGCTGAGCGATTACACGCTCCGTTTCTTCGGTCCAGAAGGTCCGTACCCCGTGCACGAAGGCGAAGAAGATCTCGAAGCCTATGGCTATCCAACCGAGCAGGTTGATCCATATGCTTATGGTGAGTTCCCTGCTCCCCCTGCCGCCGCTGAACCACAGCAACCCGGCAACTTCTGGGGCACCTTCAACGAAATGATGACGCGTGATCCTCAGAACGCATGGCGTGTTCTGAACCAAGCTCAGCCCAACGTTGTTTCCAACAAGCTCTTCGT